GTCGGATGCCTGCGACAGTGATGTATCTTTTTGACCCAAATCCTTCGGGATGGGTACGAGGTACATTATGTAAATGGAAAACCGATATTGAATACCGGCATTCCATGTAAAGCATCGTCGAGGTAACTCTTAAAGATATAACCTCGATCGCTAGAGAAGTAAAACTCCTCTTTAAAGCCCACCTCGTAGAACCTACCAGGTGGTCTTTTGTTAAGGAGATTCTTAAAGTCTTCTAGACCTAATTTTGAATCTCCTTTATAGAGTAGGTCCCATAGTCTGGCATACCTAGTCTTAAGGCGAACCGTATTATACGGACAAAGCCTTTCAGTTCCCAAGAGAATCTCTTTGAACATTAACGGTCTCATCATCTCATCTATGATTTGATAATCAGACTTCCAGCCTTCTGCATAAATTTTATCAGAAAGCTCTTTAGCTGACATTTCGGCAGTACCGAATTCGGCTTTAAGTTCCTTCCAGCTCTTAGAGCTTAATCGGACTTTTATGATCTCTTCAAGCTCTGCTTGAAAGACATGGAATTCTGTCTCATCGAGACGGTATCCTCTATAGGACGTATTGGTCAGGAATTTCCTGAGCAAATCCCAGTTGTCATAAGACATTCTGGTTTCGTCCATAGTGTCCTCCATTATTGACTTAGTCAAAGTGGGGACTTTTATATATAGTTCCTCGACTTCGTCGGGGAAGTATAGATCTAGCCCACCCCAGTAACTGGGCATGAGCAATTGCCAGTAAATTCCGCTGGATCTATCTGGTAATAATGAGCCCATTCTTTGAAAGAAACGGTCTCTTACCATTTTAATCCATTTTGGACTAAAATGATCTTTATTCATCCATTTCAGGGTTCTGCCCAGGGAAAGTCCCTTTCCAATGGCTGAATTTCTATCTTCGGCAACATCGAACGATTTCGTTACCGGAGATATTAGTCTTACTTTTATGGAGTCCACAAAAGGAGACTTTTCATAATCTTCGGTCGAGTCATTGATTTTCCGAAGACTCCACTCCTTGTAAGCTTTGCTTACTTGGAGGAATTTCTCACAATATAATACCGCTTTGCGGCTTATACCGTGCTTACCTTCAGAAATTCGGGATCCGCATTTCAGATGGTTATTCGTAATATTGGTCAAGTAACGCTTGTAGCCTCCGGCCAGGTGATCATCACCACCAATATGATAAAATCTCGGTGCACTCACTGAGTAGTACAGAGAATATATTGTAATTCCGTAGAATTCGCGGAACGCGAGTTCTTCTACGGATAAGTTTAAGATGGTAAGAATACTCTTAGTGAGAGGTTCTCCCATCATAACACCTCGAGTTTGTCTTAATGAGACTCCCTCTGAGGAGATAAACTCTCTATTGAGCTCCAAGAGCTCAAAGGCGGTTTCGGCAAGGTTGGATATTATACCCGTACCTTGAATAAATCCCCTCAGTAGTCGCTTTGCGACTACTTTTGGGATATGGTCCGTTGCCTCTTTAAGGTCGGACGACAGGAACTCGTATTCCTCTGGAAACCCTTCCTGCCTCATCAGGTAAAGGCTCTGCCATGCCTGATCAGTTTTTTGAAGAGAACTCCTCGCTGAGGGGTGCTGCTTCAATATATCCTTCAGTTGATGGGCTAAGCCTTGCTGAAGTATATTTAGCCAAAACGGACCAGTGGTAACTATTCTGGCTTTGAAACCGGGTTCCGGTACTGTTAGTACCCTACAG